TGGGATACAATCAAAGGTGCTATGAAAGGATGGGAAGAGGGTGGTTTAGTTGGTGCTATCGGTGGTGCAATTAAAGGACTATTTTCTTCTCTTGTTGGTGGTGTACTAGATTTAATTAAGGGTGCTATCTCTTGGATTGCTGGCGCACTAGGATTTGATGCAGTAGAGAAATTCTTAGATTCATTCTCATTCTCTGACTTGTTCGGAGATCTTGTTGATGTGATTATGTTTATTCCAAAACAGATTCAAAACTTCATTATGAGTCCTATTGAGACCATGAAGAAGTTAGCAAATATTCTCGGTGAATTGTGGGAGCCAGTTAAAGAAGCAATGGGAACATTGTTTGATGCTATTCTCTGGTTACCAAAACAGTTATTTGGCTTGATCACTGATTATGTTGTTGATCCACTACTAAATGCATTTAAACCAGTCACCAATTTCTTTAAAGGATTGGCTGATAAAATCTTAAGTATATTTGAAGATTTTGGATTACCAGAAATTGGTTTCTCTGTACTCGGTAAGAAATTCTCTATTGGTCCATGGTATCCATTCCGTCCAGAAGAAGGCACAGTAAAAGTTTCTGGTAATGAACAGATGGCTCAATCCTCTGGTAATGCTGGTGAGGTGAGCAACTATAGTAAGAACATAGTAACAAGTGGAACTACAGGTGAAGTCAATAGAAGAACTGGTAAGAAAGAATCAGATGAAACCAGAGTTCTAACCACTACTGAAAAAGTTGGCAAAGACGGTAAAGCAGTAATAAAAGAAGACTTTGCTACTTTCGATCCAAAGACTGGTAAAGCAATGCTTGCTGGCGATGCAGCAGGTAAAGATGGATCCAGAGAAATTAGTAAACGTGCTTTTGATCAAATTAAATCAGCTGCACAAAAGGGTACTGACAACGATAAGATTGCTGAAATCGTTAAAGAAGATGATGCATATCAGAAACTTAGTTTCTTTGATAGACGTAAGGTTGATGTTGGTTATGCTAAGGCATCTGATTTACTCGCTGCATCTAAACCAACTTCTGCAGATACATTAACTAAAAAATCAAGTGAAACTGCTGCAATGAAAGAAGCACCTACAGCACCAGCAGGAAATACTATCGTTTCTGCTCCAACAGTCAATAACACAACTAAGCAAACAAACGTAGTTCGTGTCCCAGTAAGAAACAGCGACAACTCTGTTTCGTCTTGGCTACAATCCAGATACACTGGATAAAACAAAAGGGGATCCGAAGATCCCCTTTTTTATGTAGCGAAGTATAGACGATTAGTCTTCTTTCGCAATCTTCTCAAAGTAAGACATAACATCATCGTCATCATCATCAACTGATGATGACTTTGGTGCTGGTGCAGGTTTAGATGCCATCTTAGGTGCAGAGGCAACTGGACGATCTTCATCTTCTGCAATTTCAGCAGCAGACTTACTCGCAAAACTATCACCAGAAAGAACCTCATTGAGTTTCTTCTTCAACTCATCGTAAGACTTAAAGTTTTTACGATCAGTGAATTCAGAAAGTTTATTCTGAGCAGAAACAATCTTCAACAGAGAGTTTTCATCATCAGAAACTACACATGGATCAGTGAACACAGATTCGTCATAGTTCGCATAGCCATCTTTCTTACGCATGCGAAGTTTAAAGTTCGCACCTTCCCACAGATCAAAAACATTCACTGGCTTTTCGTCTTCAAAAGTCGGACGAGCCTTGTCCATAATCTTATCAAAGATTTTCTTGCCAAACTTAAACAAGAATACTTTACCCTCATTCTCAGGATGCTTAGGATCGCTGACAACAAGAATGTTAGCAATAAAAGAAAGTTTACGCTTTTGTTTACGTGCAATTTCTTTGTTTGCTTCGGAACCACTGTTCCAGAGTTGAGTGTTTAGTTCACCAACTGGATCATTTTCACTAAGAGTGGTCAAAGAGTTTTCGATGTACCACTTTCCAGTTGGTCCTTGGAAACCATGACTGAAAATGCGAACCCATGGCAGATCGTCACCTTCTACACGTGGCAGAAAGCGAATGGTTGCTGTACCATTACCTGCCTTATCACCTTCCAATCGCCAAAAGCGATCATCGGCATAAGACTTAGTTTCTGTTTGGGGATTTGCAATCTTATCGAATGCTTGAGAGATTTGACCGAAGTCAGAGTTACGCATTTTGCGTAGAGTTTGAATATCCATTGTATTTCCTTTCGTATTTACGGAGTATCGTTTGTATCTTTAGTATGTTCAATTGTTATGTCATCACTAATTTCAATCGCATCATCAAATGGATCGTAATCATCAAATTCATAATCTTCTTCAACATAACTATTTAGCGTTTTCATACCTCCACCCTTTTTATTATTAGAGTGTTTGGTATGTTTTCCAGATCGCCCACTGGATTGCTCATCATCATAACGATGATTAGGTTTCTTGTAAGTCTTACCCATGATTAGTTTGCAACTTCTTCTAAGAAGTGATTAAAGATTTTTTCTACCTTTAGTTTATCGTATTTAACAAAGCCAGTCAACTTTGTAATCCGACGCATCTCGTTTTCCCAGATATATTTTACCGATAGATTTTCCTTCCACTTATCAATAATACCTGTAAAGTCATCAATGATTCTTAGTGTTTCTATTGCAAGTTTACCACCAACAAACATGTTCAATGCAACAGGGTATTCGTTATCAGTAAATTCAAAAAGTGCTGTGTGTTTTAGTCTGTTAGTTTCAACGTAGGTTAAGAGTTTTGCGAGATCATCTATGACTATCTTTGTAATACTCTGTTTCCTACGAATCCATTCTGTATAGTTTTCTTCTGCTTCCTGCCCAGCATAGATTGCATTATCGCTACCATATGCAAAGTTGGCAACAAAGAACTGAATGATATCTTTATCATCTGAGTATTTGTTTGCTAACTTCTCGAATATGTATCTATCATTTCTAGCATTAAATGCTTCACGAGTACCACGAACATTTCCACGATTCTGGAACACATTAAATTTATCGGTGGTGAAGTGAAGTTTAATCGCTAGGTAGTAACGATATGCTTTAAATCCGTCCATTCTTATATGCTTCACTACGAAGTTTGCGACACTCTTCTCTTACTTGCGGAGGGAAGTCGGGAGATATTTCTGAGATAGTACAATCATACCATTTACCCGCAGTCACGAAAATTCATTTCGATTTTATCTTTAAGGGATTTGTTAATTAACGATGCGATATCTTCTGGCTCAAGATAGTTCTCTTTACAATAGTCAAGTACCGCATCCATATAGGACATCTTTTTATTACGAACGATCTGCTCAATATGCATCGAAAAATCGTTTGCTGTTTTAAACATAGTGTTCCTTCTTTAACCAATACTCATTAGCCCTAATTTCGTAACTGACTTTATCATACTCTTTTAGTTTAGCCTTATAAAGTTTCCAGATGGGAGTATCGGTCTTATCTGAATCCATCTGTCTTTCAAACTTTTCCAAGTACATGGAGAAGAATTTATCTAATTTCATCTTTTGCAAGACGAGTTCATTTTGTTTTTCAATTCTAGTCATGATGCTATTATACCTTAATTAATATTGGAAGGCAAGTCGCCTTTGTAAAATGCAACATCAATTGCAAGTCGTTCATTCTCATTTATCAGTGCTTCGTTTTCTCGTTGCAATTTGGCAATTCGTTCACGCATACACTGCGACTCTTTGTAAAACCGAGAATTCAATATCTCTATCTGTGACTCTTTCTCGCAACATTTAACACAGAACTCACTCATAACTTCTCCTTGATCCACTGAATCACTGCTTTAGCATCAGAGAGATCTGACTTGTCTACTGCTTCATCAATATAATCGAGTTGAATAGTATGAAGGTCATCCAACAGTTGATCAATGATAACTCGATTGTCTACCTTGTAGGTAATCCTACTGTATGGACGATGTGGTTGATTGTAGTTCATTATCCTCTCCTCATAGTTGCAATTTCAATCGCTTGTTCGTCAGAGAAGATTGGAACTGCATTCGACTTGTGCATCGTGCCAATACCTTTCATGGCAGTGCCAGTGTATACTGGTGTCTCTTTCTTAGTGCAAGGTGCACCAGTAAATGGAAGACTTGGAATCTTAGGCGTCTCACGACGAGCAGGTACTCCAAGTGAGTATGAAAATCCGTCACCCTTCCGTGCAGGCACAGGTTTCTTCGGTTCATACTTCTTCATCATGGCTTCCCATGATGCCTGCAACTCTCGTTGCTTGGCTGTTTGCTTACGCTTTTTAGACTTTCCAAGGGATGTATGTATCATTTGCATAATATAATTATACTCCAATTATGAATTAAAGGCAAGGATTACCAGCTAGATTGATAATAAAAATCTGCCTTTGTAAATGCAGGGTCGAGGAGAATCTTCTCTAGCCTATCTACAGTGTATTGCAACTGATCTAAGTACCAATCGTCATAATCAGTAGAACCAAAGAAGAAACCATTACGTGTAGGTAGCAAATTTTGTGCTTTCTCGGGAACACTAATGATTTGTTTGCATATATCAATCAGTTCTTGCAACTGCTCACGACTGACCCATGCTTCTTGACACTCATCAACACCATCTTGAACATTCTGAACAAACCAGTCATGGATGGCATTGGCTTTACGCCAATATGCAACTCGAAACTTAACTTCTTCTGCTCCATAATCTTCATCTTCAATACCAACAATACCAAAGATGTCATTGACCTTCTTAATCTTATCAGCGTCATCTGGATCGAAATACTTACTCATGTATTTCTTAGCAGATAAGTACATATCTAAACCCATAATATATCTCCTTATTTAAACGACAAACCCAGAAGTATCTTTCTTCGCTTTACCTTTGGCTTTGAGACCAACGATAACACCCTTTGGATCCAAGAAACGCAGATCGGTTTCATCACCATTGATGACTGGACGACCAAGATATGTCTCTGGCACTTTGTGGAATACAGCTGCAACATTCATGCCATTTGATATTGCAATTCGAACATCCATATCGTTGCCATCTGCTTTAGAGAAAGTCAGGTGGTAGTTAGGAATGTGCTTTACTTTACGATTGTTTACTTTGGTGTAGTCATAGAACTGCACATCAGGGAACATTTGGAAAATGTTTTTACCATCTTGTACTTCGTACTTCTCCCATGAGAGATCTGAAGTGCCATTAAGACGGAAGACAGGAATCAGTCCCTGTTTTTCTGCTTTCTTAATAGTCTTACGAATTTCAACAAGCAACTCAAGAAGAAATGCTGGACGATTTTCGAAGAATGATTTGGTCTTACGAATTCGTGCTTGCTGAATCACATTAGTGGTTTCACCTTTCTTGAAGATGCCACCACGACCAGCAGTGTTCAAACATGCAGCAGTGCAACCAGCTGTTCGTTTGGGGCACACTTCTTTACCTGACAAATTTGCAGGTGCTAAGTGCAGGACTGAAGACAAATAACCTTTCTTCTGACCTTTCAACAACTTTGGGTTTCCAACTGTAAGCAGACTCATAATTTAAGACTCCATTTCAACGATATAAGATTATTATACGCTAAAGTGGAATAAAAGACAACCCCCTAGAATGCCTGTATCCTAGAGGGTTATCCGAGTAAGTAAGTACTTACTTACCTGTTTTCACAGGGGCAGTTTGATGGGATGCAGCGTATGCAATACAAACATTATCGTGTGCATTAGCATAGGCACAACGAACAGCAATAGGGTCAATTCCCTTAACGATTGCAGACTCTACATTTTTCTCAACGGATTTCAATTCACTGTAATGATAAAATACTACAGAAACAATAAGTGTAACGATCGAGATCAATAGTGAAACAACAAATACAGTATCATGCATAATAAACTCCTTTAATTTACCAAGTACCATCATCTATAACTCCACGAACCCAAAATGGTCCAACTGAAATCATAAATCCATAATTTTTGGGATTAGACTCATCAGGTTTGATCCTTTGAATCTTAAACTCCCAATGATAAGGATTCAATACGAATCCCATCCACATTCCAGAAAACTTAAGATAGTTCTTTAACATCATCGCATAGTCCTAACTTTTTAGATTCGAGTGGACTTAACCAAATGTCCTGCGGTGGCAAAAGAACTTCTCTAATTTTTGCGTCCGTAAGACCAGTGCACTTTTTATAATGCTGTATCATTTTCTTAGTGGTTAAATCAAACTCTTTTACTGTTGCAAATAGTTCGTGTTCTTTACCAAACGCACCCCAAGAATATTGGTGTGACAGAATAGAAGTGTTTGGTGTAAGAATACGCTTCCCTTTATCTCCAGCAATGAAAATCATAAGTCCAGCAGAAGCAATCTGCCCCAATCCAATAGTACGAATTGGTATTGCTGAACCTCTCATTGTATCAATCAGTGCAAACGCTGCATTCAAGTCACCACCTGGAGAACAGATGATTAGATTTAATAAATCTGGTCTTTCTTCTACAAAGTTTGCTTCAAATATCCATTCAACTACTGGCTTCACAGTTGCTAATGATATATCATCCATGAGCAAGTAAAACGAGTGTTGTGAACTCTCTTGCTCTTTAAGCTGAATGTTCAATTTGTTCATCATTATAGTTTCGCCTTTTCTTTATAAAAAATATGTCGTCCTACCACTGCAGTTCTTTCTAAACCTTTCCAATTTGGTCTAACATAATCAGCGTGATAAAACAGTGCACCATCTGTAAAGTCTTTCATTCTTTCGTAGTTTGCATAGACATACAATGCAATCTCTTTAGAATTCTCATATGCTTGTTTGCTTCTGTTGGTGATTTTATTTTCACACCACCATGTGAACTGACATGTAGAGTTTAACTTTTGTTTCACTACAGAGCAAATATCTTTTGGGTATCTTGGGTCTTGCACTCGATTTAATGTAACCAGTGCAACTGCGACCTTACCAGAATCAGGTTCATAACCTGCCTCGTGATAGATGTTATCGGCTAAGCATTCAACTTGCGTTCTAGCATCTTTTGTTAAATGGGTCAATTCAACAGTAATAACTCTTTCGCTTGAGGATGTTGTTGAAATAAAAAATCCAAAACTTACTAGTAATAATGTGATTAACGTATACAATCGTATTCGCATATTGATCTCCTTAAATCAGTTAGAGACAGAGGAATGCAATATCCCTCTGTCTGATCCCTATCAGGTGGACTTTTTGCTAGTCTTTTCTAATGTGTTGGTGGGAATATTTGAAACAAAACCATTCAAGACCTGAGCCTTTGCAATGATATCTGCTTCTGATGGATATGCTGGAAATCCTGGATGTTCAGGTAGCACACCGCCATTGCGAATCTCGAACGGGGTCAAGTTACTCATGTTTTACTCCTTGTGTGTAATGAGTTGTGTGTAATGAAGGTTTTATTGGGATCCTTCAACCCACTGTGTATAATTATTTAGGAAAGATTATTTCTTTTCTTCAGCTTTTTTCTTTGGTGTTGGCTTTGGAGAATCTGGTAGTGGTGGACACTTACCATTCTTATCTTTCTTTACGCAGTTTGTGTTTTCTGCTGGCTTTACATCTTTCTTTGGTGCATCAGCTGCAAAAGATGCAGTTGCAAACGCTAGTGCTACTGCTGTGATTAATGCTTTCATTTAGGATCTCCTATAAAATTAAATTTAACCTGTGAGTTTTTAGCCATGAGTTCATACCATCTTGCTCGCCAAACACTCACATTCTTACTCATGTCTACTGATCTTCCATCTACATATTGGTGCGTATAACTTTCAGTGTTATTCGTAAACCAAGAATCACAACCATAGATATTTATCTCAGTAGAACCAAGTTCTAATAACTTTCTACATGCTGCATGTCCAGCAGAATCATACTCTGGATATGGATCAAACATACCAATAATTTGTCCAATTAGTTTGTTTCTAAATTTCATCGGACACTCAAGCCATGCTTTTCTGCTCACAATTATAAAACATGTTGAGTCAAACTTCTCAAGAACACCAACATCCATAACAACTGTAGAGTTTACCCTAGTCCACGGAATGTTACATCCGATAATATACTTATACGATTCGTCTGACTGGTATAACTCTCTACTTGGTCCATTGCAGAGAAGTGCAGTTTTCATTTCTTCATCTTCACTTTATTGTCAATGAGTATCGCAGTATTCTTACAATCCCCATAAACAAACATAAGTGTTAGCAACTTAGCGTGGGGTAATGTTTTCTCGATCCACCAGTCAATAGATTTTAAAGTCACATGTGCATTTCTTCCGTCTGGTAGAAATGAATCTGCCAACTTGTTACATATACCAAGATAAACAAATTTGTCTGCTTTAGAATATATTTCTTTTATAACAGAATCAACATCTTCTTCTTCAACATGTTCCAACACATCAGTGCAAATTACTGCATCAAAGTTTTTAGAAGGTAGTGTTGAATATTCTTCTACTGCTGGGTCATAGAGAGATGGTATAATACCAAAGAAATGAGTTTCATGGATATTCTCTTTATGATATTGTATCCCTTTACCGCATCCATAATCTAAAATAGATTCACACTTCGACAAACTCAAGTACTGTCGAATATTTTCCTTGTGTATAGTTAAGGCTGAACCAGCATAAAGATTTTCGTCTTTATGCATTTGTTTATATTGTTCTACTAACTCATACATTGTCAACTACAGCAACAATATTTTCTTCTTTAATCATAACACGTTGATTACCATCTATAGTAACAACTTGTGCTTTGTTCCACTCAAGATAAATGACATCGCCAACTTTGACATCCTTTACATCTGGTCCAATCGCTAAAACAGTTCCAGTTTTGGACTCACCTAATCCACCTGCACCTTCAATTACGATACCACTCGCAGTAGTATTTTCTTTCTTGTTCTCTGCTACAAGAACTTTATCTTTCAATGGCAATACAGTCATATAATCCTCAGTGAATAAAATTAATGGTAGGTTATTCTGTTACGAGGAAACCTACCGAAACCCTAAGCAGTGTTTAGGCTGCTAATGCGAACTGTGCGTCGTTTGCGTTTACGTTGTTTACTTTTTACGACTCTCTGTGTCGTGCTGTCCACTCTGTTACTCATTGCCCTGTCGAAACCTAGTCACCCCCATCATAAGAAAACTAATGCAAAGATTACTAACAAGTAACATGTTAGTAAAACTTTAACTCTTCGTATATCATCCCATGTCATAGTTCTCTTATGGTGGAGGTGGAGGGAATCGAACCCTCGTCCAGAACACCTTTCTCATTGCTTCATACAGCAATTCTTACGATAAGATTAACATAATTATAATTACAATTATTATAAACCCTATCAAAAATCTAGTAAGATCGTCATCCATATTATCTATTATACACCATACTTGTTCTTATAGTCAAGTCTTAATTTTTTAAATCCTGCAATCCAGTTATCACGTTTCTCAATAAACCATCTTGGATCATCGTTTTCAACTGCCATGATAACAACCATTCGATCAACTGCAATTCCAGTTCTCTCTTCAAACGCAACTGCATATGCTGCAGTTTGCATAAAGTAGTTATGAATATCATCACGATCTTTTGGTCGAGATGATGTCTTAAAATCTATGACACTAAGTCTACCTTGATATTCTGCGATGCAGTCAACTGTTCCTGCCACCTGTAGGTGGTCACAATAGAGCGGATCTTCCAAGCAGTGAATGTTGTCGATGTCATCGAGCATTGGTCTGATGGAATTGAACATCTCTGCATGAAAGATATCTGGTTCATCAAGTTCTCCACGCAGATAGTCTTCGCAGAGTTTGTGAATTTTTGTTCCTCTGTTTGCTGCTCTGGTAGAGATTCTTGTTGCTTCTTCTTCTCCGACTCGCTTTCGCCATTCCATGATTGCCTTTTTTGTGTGCAATCCTGTAATCGTTGTGACGCTTGGATAGGCAAAACCCGATGGTGTTTTGTATAAACGAGTTCCATCGGGTTTGGTGTCACGTTCAAGTTTGGGTAAATCATGATGTATAAATGTTTTCATTATCCGTGCAATAAGTGCATTGCTTCCTCATAGTGTTTAATACGATCTTCAAGACCAATAAAACCACCATTGATTTTACGAGTCATTGTCTTAATATCGCCAGCATCTGCTTCACGATTTAGTTTGTTCTTGTTCCAGAACCAGATTGCAGACATCAAAGCAAAGTCACGATCTGCATTTACCCAGTCTGGATTATCAAAAAGATTTTGCCAGTCATCAAACATCTCTTGAGCAAATGCACGATAGTTATCTTTTCCAGTCAACTGGATTGGTCCACGTCCACGATACTTCCATCCATCACCAGACGCTTCTGGACCATTGCCCATGCGACCACCATAAACACGATTAGCAATCTTCTGTGGTTGTCTTGCATACTGATTAGCGAGATCTTCAGTAGGGAAATACTTTTTGAAGATTCCCATCAATCCCTTTGCAGAGTAATTTAAGTTTTCTTCGAACACTGTCCATCCACCAGACTCATGTCCACACTGTGCAAGAAATGCAGCAATTCTTTTTGGTGTGTTAAGGTCATATGTTGGGAATACATTGTTCATTGAGTTAACCCATCCCTGTGGGTCTTGTGCTCTTGGGAATAAGTGAGCAAATTGTTCAGCTGTTAGCATTTGGTTTTCCTTCTACAATATCTTCGTATTTTAGTTTAGCCAAGATATAATCTTTGACCAAACTGCTTCTCACGATATCGTCTGGAGTAAATTCAATACGAGTAAATGCACCCATATGCTGCGCAATATCAAAAAACTTCAATAGACCAGACTTGTCATTATTTTTTCTTAAATCGGTTTGGCGATAATCACCACACCAAATAATCTTAGAGCGATAACCAACACGAGTCATCACAGTATCAATCTCTTCAAAATTCATATTCTGCATTTCGTCAACGATAATAATTGCATCATCAAACGACATACCACGAATAAATGATGTAGAGATAAATTCAATATGGTGTTGTTCTTCTAATCTATCCCATGCATCTTTGCGAGCAAATAATGTTTCGCAGATTTGACGATATGGTTGTTGATAGATTTCCATCTTCTCTGAAACATCTCCTGGAAGATGACCAATCTCTCTTGATTGTACTGCAGATCTTACTACAATAATTTTATTAAACGTATTACTTTTATCTAATACTTCTTCAATTGCTTTATATAAAGCGATAAATGTTTTACCTGTTCCAGCTACTCCGTGTAATGCTACAAAATAATCCTGTCGTTTATAAGTATCAAAAAACTTTTTCTGATTTTCTGTTAATGGTTGAAAAGTTTTTAGGTCATCAAGTCGTAATCTTAGTTGATTGTTTGGTTTTCTTGGTTCACGTGGTTCATTATTATCAACGACTGCGAGTGCAGCGTTTGGTTTTCGAGCCATGCGGACTCCTTTATAGTTGCGATGATGATTTATCTAATTGACTTCCTGGAGTTTTTTCGTGTATTCGCTGTAGCACCTCCTTAAACCCTGTGTCTTTTTTAAGAGTTACATGATCGCCAGTGAATGCTGGCGCAGAAGTATGAATCTGCTCGATATGTGGGTTTTGTTGTAGGTATTCTTCTCTTCCTGTAAAGGAAAGAAACTTCTCAAATTCAAAACCTGTCTGTTTATCTCGAAATGAATATGTAGGCATAACTGTATTTATAAAGAAATCATTCTGAATCGAACTTTACTGTTCTTCTTATCTATCTGTGCAATAGGTTTATGATTCTGTTCTTTCCACGCTTGAACATACCACTCTGGAATCGGACGATTAGTCCACACTGCAAAAGGTTGTTTCGCACCGATGTAATAATTGTGATATGCTTGAATAGAATTTCCTGGAACCTTATATTGATCTGGCATACACTGTGGCATCGCATCTGCTATTGTAGATGGAATCTTGCTCGGTGGAGAAGAAAGATATGGAATTAACTTTTCTGCAACGTGATGTTTTCCATAACGAAATGTATATTCTCGCATTAGATCTCGCCAAAGATTATACAACCACCAATAATTATCTAGCGATTGACGACACCACATACCTGATGGGTGCTTCATATGTGATGCCATATACAAACCAGTCTCACGTTCATCTGGTAGTAACCAACGCATGGCTTTGCGAGTGCCACTTACTGTACGACCCTCATACTCTGTGCCATCGAGAAGACGATGAGCAGTGGAAAGAAGTTGTGCATATTCGAGAATCATCTTGACAACGTGTTTGTCTAGATGTTGCTTGGCACATTCTTTAGTATCAGGGTGTAAGTAAAATATATTCATAATTTATGTTTTTTTAAATATTCAATAGCGTTTTGCATTCTTTCTATACTATCATTAAAATTACCAAGACCAAGATTACATTTTCTACACAACCATCCTCTAAAAGTTAATGTTTGGTGATCGTGGTCACATACCCATGGAGAAACAACTTTAGTGACATGTTGTACTGTTGAATTTAATTCATCTGCAGAACACCCACATATTTCACAACAATGATCATCTTCTGGCGGTGGTGCATTTTTCTTTACAGCATTAGCACCTTTGCGATATTCTGCATCACATTCTTTACACCATGATCGAAGTTTGTTACCTCCACTGTCGTTACCAAAAGCACTTAATGGTAAAGATCGTTTACAACAATTACAATTCTTATGTTGCTCAACAATTGGTTCACCGTAAATATCTAAATTTATCATAACATACGTATCAAACCAACTGTATCAATTGTAGTCAACAAGATGTAGTTAGCCAACATGCCAAAAGATTTCCTAGTATAAGCAGCCCAAGCATACATAGCACAACCAAGGATCCAGATAGGATATAGTATAAGTAGGGGAGGAGTGGGGACTGTGAGAGCCATTGTGATCGAGCAACCAATGCTGATAGCCCAAGCCAACAACTCAATAAAAAACCTAAAAGGATGGCTATTCCAGTCATCTTTTATCCATTCAAACGTAGTGCGTAGTAAGTCATTCATACATTCCTTCTCGTAGTGCATGTAATGCACGTATCTGTAAAATTGTTGAGTCTAAAATTCGAATAGACTCACTGGCATGGTTATGGAGTATGCCGTGTCCTCCACTTGCGATAAATGGACCAATGCATCCTGGAGAATCATCAATTAAGATTGACTCTGGTGTTGCGTACTGTGCCTTTTCTGACTTAGTACGAACAAAATTTGGTTTGTAAGGAATGTTATGCTTATCAAGCCAGTGCATTTTCTGTAACTTTGCTTGTAAACCACGTGTTGTTTCAAAAGTACCCATTGAAGTAAGAATTTCAACACGAACATCATGCAATCTTGACACATGATTCAACAATTCTTGTGCATCAGGCATGAATTCTAAGTCCTCGAAGATGCGATGAAGCATTACAGCATCACGAAAACGCACTCGATCCTCTTTATGAGGATCTAACTGACGATATGCCTTGTCAAAATTTGCAAGAACTCCGTCCATATCAAGGTAAAGTGTAATCATAATCATATTATACATCAAAAATTGTTGCAAAACAACAATTATTTTACAAATTTTGCAAAATCTGGTGGTTTCCAACCCTCTGGCTTGAGAATTTTACCGTCTTCACGCTTAATAACCCTGCCAGTCACCTTGTCAATCTTGGATAAATTGGATTTTGCACCCTCATCCCAAAGTTCTCCACAATCCCAGCCACGAGATTTCATGTAACCAACAATCACCCACATTAAATCAAAGCATGCATCACAAATTTCAGCGTCATCAGACACTGCTTCAGCGTCCATTAACTCAGAAAACTCTTCTTGAATGAGTTTCATATACAAATCTGACTGATCTGAACGATTTGCATTGAATGGTGGAATGGTTTGTCCTGCTGCAATCATGAAAACATGCACATCTGTAAAGACTTTACTCATTTGTTTCTTTCTATATCAAAATAAGATTCGCTGTGTTGAACGTCGTCATGCATTTCATAATCAGCAAGAGTTGATCCACCACCAAAGTCGCTATAATCATCAACAACATAGTCAAGAGTTCCTGGAGGTGGCATGTAACCACAACCACGAATAAAAAGATCAACGTGTTCGAGAACATCGTTTAGTCCATCAACATAAAATTCATAGGTAATTTTACTACCATCAGGTTTACCGTAGATATCTGTGTGCTCACCAATAAGTGTAAATTTTGGCATATCAATCGTGCTCCATTATTGACCATTTTAACATTCTAAGTTCTTCCTTTAGCTCTCGATTCTCATGCTCAAGTTTATTAATCTTTTGCATTAGTGAAACAATTGCTTCTTCCTGATCACTCAGTGGCATTTTCAGTAGTTCCATCGTCTTTCTTTCGTAGAGACCAAGATCCATTTTGCATATCCTCCCAAATTAATACATCACCAATATCCCATCCCATCTGATTTAGACAATCAGTAGGAATTGGCATTAGCAAGTCACCTGTTTCTGGATCTTCCTCCAGAGTAATTTTCCAGCTATTCATATTTCAACTCCAGCCAGTTTGTATCTTCTGGCATTATCTCGATCGCCACGCCACTCTTTGCAGCGTTATTAATCATATTGTTAAGGACACCTTGTCCATACATGTTCGTGCCATAAAGATTCTTATGGCACTCATAGACAGAACCAGAAGAACCTTCGAAGGAATAGACTTCTCCTCCGAAAAATGCTCGAGTGATGCCACTGTTTAACTTCCAAGAATCAGATCCTGTGTATCCACCATACCAGCAAGCAAAGACTTTGTAGATTGTCTCCACATTGTCTCTGCTAATCTTGACAACGACCCACTTGTCTGGGATATACTCACTCATACTTCTACTACCTTGAGTTCAAAACGATCTGCACGTTCTTCATAGCCATCATAGCCACGAGGATTGCAGACTACACGTGTAGAACCAAGCATGTAGTCAAAGTCTTCGTGAGTGTGTCCATGAGTCCACAACTTAATCATACGACGATCCAGAATAAACTCACTGAGATCGCTACTATAGCCACCATTCATTAGTGTCTCATCTTTGTAACGAGGATGAGTCGATAACTTACTCGGTGCATGATGACCAATCACAACAATCTTCGTGGACGGATCTGTCTCAGCAACAGTCTTCTCAATAAAACTTTTCATCGCCTTATGATCTTCGACTGCATCTTCTGGCGACCATGTTGCTGGTTCAGACTTCATCTTTATACCACTCTGAACTATACGATTGATTCCATCCACAGTTTCAGTGACGTAATTACCATTCTCGTCTTTCTGATAGATGGGTACTTTACGTGACACAGTGCGATTGCTATTCGAGCAAATACGAAAATCATTCATCATACCACGAATGTGTGCAAGAGTAATTGGATCTTCGTTATTCATATCAGTCCATAGCGTACCACCGATAAAGCGAATCCCATCGATATCAACAAACTCTTTATCGAGCAGTCGTACATTACTCAGCATATGTGACTCTAGCATAGAGCGAATCTTACTTGCACTGGTCGCAACATCACCATGATAGTGCTCATGATTTCCCATTACATAGAGAACATGGGGGAACTGAAACGAACAACGCTTGAAGAAGTCCACGATGCGATTACTACGTGCACCCTCCATAAAGTTATTTGGATCTGGCTTACCAATATCTGCTGCAACACAGATATCGCCAGAGAGAATGAGAACATCTATATCGTGTTCATTCTTTAGATGTAGATCTCCGAACTCTAGATGCAGATCGGAGCAGACTGCGACTTTCATTTTCTTTCCTTATAGTATCGATACAATTTTACATAGTATGCAAATCTTCGTGGTTCTTGTTCTGGGTTGGGTAGTGTGCCGAAATACTCTAGCATCTCGTTATACATTTTTAATACTTCATCATCCGTCATTTATAGGGATTCTCTGGATTGCGAACTGGAGTACACTTTATACCACATTTCTTCTCAATCGTTGTTGTGTTAATGTTTACATCCTTCATATGAATAGAGTGATCATAGGTGGTGCAACCAGTCAGCAGAAAACAAAGAAGAAAGATTCTACTCATAGTCTCCACCAAAGAATTTCACAAGCACTTTTAATGCAGGGATATATTCACCACGACTCTTTAATACATCTTCGGGATGCATCCACTTACCATTCTCAACATGATCCTTTAGCTCTTGCTCTAGGTATTCGAGATGATCTTGTAGAGTCGCCAATGTAATACCATCGGCTACTTCATAGGGAATCTCTAGTTTTTTGCTCATTGTCAATATTCCTTTTCTGTGCCTTACGTTCCTTTTTCCAGAAGACTCGCTTCCAGTCACGTAGATGTTTCCACCACTGTGGTGGTCGTGTCGAATTGCCTTGCTTTACGTTCGCCATAGGTGCTCATCCATTCCAATACAATTTGTTTTGCTTCGTATCTATTTAAATCATACAACTCTGCAAGATACGGAGCAGCCCCAAACATATTAATCTGTCCACTGTCTCTTAGGGAATCCAAAAAATTAAAGTACTTTTCTTTCATCTCGAAACTCCAATCTTCGCATCGGGATCATCCCAACAAGCATTACGATATTGATACACAAAATTTACCAGACCATCATAGTTGCCCCAACCATTCTCTGGATTGTATTTCTTATATTCCTCGGGATTCGAAAGTAAAATATTCCATCCTTCATCAAGCAACTCTGCAATCTCACTCGCCTTCGTATAGGGTGGAGTGCATTCATCGGGTCGCCAAAGAATCTGATAGAGAGTCTGCCCATTAGAAAGAACAACCTTGTCAGCCATCTTGCCAAGATTGTGAGTAATATTCCCAGTAAAAACCTCAGTGGGCATCATCTTTGAAAGATAGACATCTAGACTCATACTCCAAATTCCTTACGAATC